AGTACAGCAAGTGGAATTAATTTAAATGTATTAGCAGGAACTCCTTTAGTTGGAGCTGCAGGAAAGATAGGTCAAGCTGCAACAATTTCACCTACAGCTTATATTGGAAGAACAGCACCTTTTCCTTATCTTTCATTTCCAAATACTCAATTTAGTATATCATTTTGGATTAATCCTTCTGGTATTGCTTCAGGAACACAAGAAGGTATATTTGCAACAGGTATAGCAGCTAATGACAGAGAATGGTTTATTAGTCATTCAATTAATATAAGAGCTAGATTTTTTACAATAGATGCTTCAAATTATATAGGAGCACTTACAACTACTGCTCCAATGATTGATAATACTTGGCAACATATTGTTATAAATAAAGAAAATAATTCAAGTGCTGCAAATATCCAAATTTATCATAATGGTGTTCAACAATCAGGAAATACTCTTGAAGCTTTAGGAACATATGCTGGAATGATACCTAGAAATGGAGGACTTGAAGTTGGAACACTTGTAACTCCTGCAACACAAAGAGCTAGTGGATTATATGATTTGATTGGAATAAGAAATCAATTATTGACACAAGATCAAATTCTTCAATTGTATAATGCAGGTTCTGGAAATAATCTCTTTCCAACAAAATCAGGAACAATGATGATGAGATTTGCTTTTCCATAAATAATTTATATTATTTTTTTGGTAATAATGCAAACTTTTAGTATCTTTACTATCAGAAACAGAAAGAAACTATGTCAATATTATTACTTAACTTAGATGGTACCATATTTAGAGAATTTATATCTATTCAAGATTGTAGTAGATTTATAAATACTAAGCAGATACCTGGAAAAGGATTAAATAGAGACAGTATTATCAAAAGAAAGTATAGAATGGTTACCAAAGAGTTCTATAATACTCATAAGAGAACTATAGAATCATGGTCTCCTAAGACCAAAGGAGAAATAACTAAGGACTTAGAAGCACAAAAGAATATTCTCCTTAGAAAGAAAAGAATTGTTGTGTATATTGATGCTGTAGGTAATGCTACAGAATATAAAAATTATTGTACTCTTGCTAAGAATATTGGTTTGAGTTGTGAAAGAGTTAGACAGATACTTCAAGATGGATGTAAAAAACATAATATTCAGTTTAAACATCCTGAATTAAGAGGTATAGTTGCAAAGAACCTTGTTACTTAATACTCTATATATACTAATCTATTTTACTGCCATTTTGTAGATTAGTAGTGTGTTGCTCGATTGTTTATTGGTTATTATTGTTGTAATGCTGCACTAATTATGAGGAAGGGATGCCTTAATAGTTAGTGCAGCTTTATTTTATAAAATAATACTATAAAATATTTTTTTATACAAGTATTTGTATTATCTTTACATACCATTAACAATAAAAACATCCCATCATGAAAACTTTATTTATAATCCTTGCAGTTGCTTTCTTATTGACCTCTTGTTCTTTGTATCAACAAACAACTTATACTACTGGTCAAAATCCTTTAGTTATTAAAGAAACAACTGTTATTCCTATAGGTCCTATCTTTAATAAAGAAAAATCTCCTAGTAAACAAAGATTTACTATTGAGGTAAAATCTAAAGATTTAAGCACTCTTAAAATCTACACTATGCCTATACATGGTGATAGAAAACTATTCAGCAAAAAACTACTTTATTTCCTTAGTAAAAACAACAATGGTTATTCTCATGCTATTCTAACAGAAAAGTTCTTATATGAGGATGCTACAGATGTATTATTAATCATAGAAGGTACAGGAACCATTGATGATATTATTATCATGAATAACAATGTACCTGCAAAACCTTTATATGACAGAGTATTTATAGGAGGAACTATGTATTTATATTAATGACAAGTTGTATTTGTCAGAAAAAATACGTATCTTTATACTAACAATTTAAAATTAATACAATGAGTAATCAAAAAGAAGTAATTTATAACTCATTCAAGCTTTCCAGTAAGGAAGTTGTGGTGAGGAGAACTACAAATGAGGAGGGTAAGGAGTTTAGAGTGTTGATAATTGGTGATTTACATGAACCTTTTACATTAGATGGGTACCTTGCTTTTTGCAAAAGCATTTACAAAAAATATAAATGCAACAAGGTTGTATTTATTGGAGATATTATAGATAACAATTCCTCAAGTTATCACGAAACTAATCCTGATGGATTTAATGCAGGACATGAACTTAGTCTTGCTATCAGCAAAATACAACAATGGTACAAAGCTTTCCCTACTGCATATGTAACCATTGGAAATCATGATAAAATTATAATGCGTAAAGCACAAACTGCAGGACTATCACAGCATTGGATAAAAGATTTCAATGATGCACTAGGTACTCCAGGATGGACTTTTGTAGATAGTGTAGAGATTGATGGTGTATTTTATACACATGGAACAGTTGATGCGTATACAAGAGCAAAAAGAGACCTGAACAGTGTTGTATCAGGTCATTTGCATACTAAAGCAGGCATACAATGGTATGTTGGAAGACATTATAAAATCTTTGGTATGAATGTGGGATGTGGAATTGACCATAAGAGTTATGCAATGGCATATGCTTATGATTTTCCTAAACCTGTTATATCATGTGGTGTAGTATTAAATAATGGTAAACTACCTATTGTAGAACCAATGGAACTATAAATCAAATAATTATGGAAACTCAAATTGAAAAACCTATTGTCTATGTGATAGACTGGGAAAAAGTAAGAACCCTTAAAGAGGTTAAACTAATTTTGGAAGGATTAAACCTTACAGTTACAAGTCCTACACCAGAGTTAATGAGAATATGTAAACTACCTGATAGGAAATAGTCATGAAAAGAGAGATATTCAAAGATATACCTTTAGATGGTTTTGAAAACTATAGAGTAAGTAATAGAGGAAAGTTACTCAATATAGTAACAGGAAACATTATAACAGCACACCATGATAAAGATGGTTATCTGATTGCTACTCTATGTATTGATAAAGAAGCAAAACAAGTTAAACTACACAGAATGGTTGGATATGCTTTTGTTCCTAATCCTTTCAATAAACCCTGCATTAATCATAAAGATGGTGTGAAAGATAATAACTACTTTGAGAATGTGGAATGGTGTACACATCAAGAGAACATGACTCATGCTGTTAAGAACAATCTCTTGGTTAAAGGAGAGAATCATCCACAAGCAAAACTCACAGAATATCAAGTACAGCTCATAAGAGAGGACTTAAAAAACAATGTAAAGATTAAAGATATTGCAGAAGACTTTGGTGTTGGTACAACAGCAATAAGCAATATTAAGTTAAAAAAGAAGTGGAAACATGTAATATAGTTTGTCATGTTAAGAAATGAAATTAATAATTGGAAAAACTTCAGAGAGATACTGAAGCTCATGGTAATACCAAAACCAAAAGTGCTGAACATAAGAGATTTCTACACTGAGGAGTTAGACTTCTTAGTACAGAGCAGTTTAGTATTTAAGAAATATGGTAAACCAAATACTATAACAGGTATTGCAGATTGTTTTATGTCAAGTATAAAAGACATATTTGTGTATGCTCTAAAGGAAGATGAATTTGAAGTGCTTGAATTACTGGATAAAGTTGTAGTGTGTCAATTTAACATCTTTGCAGGATATGCAGAGTTATATCTCACAGAACACAATACAAGGATAGAAGTTCAAAGAACACTTTGTTCTATGGAAGAATTCTATAATGATTTTAAATTGAAACAACTTAATAAATATGGATATTATGAATAATGAATATACAATAGAGGATTATGTTAGACAAAATCCTGATGATGCACATATTAAATTGTATGTGCATTTCCTAGTAATAACTCCTAAAGAAGAAATGGAGGGTATTACAGATGATATGATACTACATTTTGATTTAGGTGGAATGGTATATAACATATCTCTTGGTGACCTGAAGGCAAAAGTAAGAGAGGAAAGTGATAAACGTGGAAATGGTAAGACAGACATATAATAGATGGCTGAAACTTGCCTTAGTTATTTCTAAAGGTAATAAGTTTATAGCTGAAGAGGTGCTACACATAGTGCTTCTTGAGCTATTGACTAAATTTGACATTAATAATGTCACAGATAATTACATATTTATGGCTCTAAAAAATAGATATATTAGTTTTGTGAAAGCAGAAAGCAAACATGAGGGATTTAATTTGTCTTTAGACAAAGAGGATGATAATACTTATGTTGAAGGTGACCATGATAATCAACTAAGTCTAACCAAGAAGATATTACATGGATTAGATGAAGCAGATAAACAGATATTCACCCTGCATTTTACAAGAGGTTTCTCCCAGAGAAAAATATCAAGAGAAATGGGTCTTAGATTATATCATGTAATTTCAAGAGTAAAGTATATCAAACAATTAATAAAACAAGATTATGAAAAGTCCAAAGAAACCAGCAGCAAAGCCTGCTGTTAAACAAACACCTCCTGAGGATATACCTGTGGTACAACCAGAGTTAATAAGAATAGATGAACTGAAAGAAAAGTCAGTTGACTCTCCATCTGCAGGATTGGGTGATACTATTGCAAAGATTACTGGTGCCTTGGGTATTAAGCAATGTGAAGCATGTATAAAAAGAAAAGAAATCCTTAATAGACAATTCAGTTATCTTGAATTAAGTAGAGATGTAACAGAAGAAGAAGGATTGTTTATGCAAAGATTAAACATCAGACCAGGTTACATAGCTGATGCAGATATTGCACCATTATTTGCTTTATATAACAGTCTGTTTAATAAGAGATTAACAGCATGTAGATGTGGTGGTGTAGTAAATCAAATAATGGATACTATTAACAGAAGTTTTAAATATCACAGACAATCATGAAAACTACATCTAAACAAGAAAGAAGAAACATTATAGTGCAGGTAATAAGTGAATTAATTGTTGTACCTGTTTTACTATTTTTACTTATGCTTTGGGTAGGAGCATATACTTCAATAGCTCAAATATATTGTATAATTGTTGGTTTTCAAATACTGGCAGCAATCCTTTCTGTAATTACACAGAAAGTTACTAAAGATGATGATGATGGAAAAGGATCTAACATTTAAACAGAAGTTGTTTATTAAACATTATATGACAAATGGATATAATGCTACTAAAGCATATATGTCAGCATATCCTGACAGTAGCTATGATTCTGCAAGGTCAAGTGCTCCTGATTTACTTGCAAATCCTAACATTAAGGAGTATCTTAAGAAAGAACAAGATGAGGTAGCTGATGCTCTGTTGATTACAAAGGAAAAGCTTGTGATAAAGCTTCTTGAGATAATTAATAGTGATAGTGCAAGAAACAGTGATAAGGTAAGTGCTACTAAATTGTTAGGAGAGATGTCAGGATTTAAAGATGTGAAAGGAATTAGTGTAACTTTTGATACTAAATCATTATCTGATTTATTAAACTTTGGTGAAGGTGAGTAAGATAACATTACATAAGAAGTATAAATCTCTGTTTAAAAACAACAGCAGATATAATATTGTTACAGGAGGAAGAGGTAGCTCTAAATCCTTCAGTGTATCTACTTACTTATGTTTGCTATTACAGTTTGAGAATAATCATACTATACTTTACACAAGATACACTCTGATTAGTGCTACCATTAGTATCATACCAGAGTTCTTAGAAAAGATTAAGATATTAGGGTTAGAACCCTATTTTATTATAACTCAGGACACTATCACAAATAACCTCACAGGAAGCAAGATAATCTTTAAGGGGATAAGAACATCAAGTGGTGACCAAACTGCTAACCTGAAGTCTCTACAAGGTGTTGACACATGGGTAATGGATGAAGCAGAGGAATTAATTGATGAAGATATATTTGATAAGATAAATTTAAGCATAAGAAGTACACTAAGACCAAATAAGATTATCCTAATCTTAAACCCTGCTACAAAAGTTCACTGGATATATAAAAGATTCTTTGAACAACAAGGTATCACACCTGGGTATAATGGTGTTAGGGAAGATGTTAATTATATACACACTTCCTACTTAGATAACTTAGATAACCTAAGTCCTTCATTTATTACTGAGGTGGAGTATATGAAGTTACATAATCTGCTTAAGTTCAATCACATCATTATGGGTGGTTGGTTAGATACAGCAGAAGGAGTTATATTTACTAACTGGGAATATGGAATCTTTGATGATACTTTAGAATATGGATTTGGTGCAGACTTTGGATTTAAGAGTGACCCTACCACATTAGTAAGAGTAGCAATTGATAAGAAGAAAAGAATTATCTATCTATCTGAGGAGTTATATCAAGAACACCTAACTACTACAGAGATATATGATGCTATTAAACATACAGTAGAAAGAAAAGAAATCATTGGTGATAATAGTGAACCAAGATTGATAGAAGAATTGAAACTCAAAGGAGTTAATATAAAACCTTGTGTGAAAGGTGCAGGTAGTGTAGGTGTAGGTATTAAGATTATGCAGGATTACAAACTAGTAGTAACAAGTACTTCAGTTAACCTTGCAAGAGAATTAAATAACTATTGCTGGTCTGACAGAAAGTCAGATACTCCTATAGATATGTACAATCACTGCTTAGATGCAGCAAGATATAGAGTATCACATATACTCAAAAATCCAACAGTAACTAAATATTATGTAAGATGATAATCACATTAGAAAAATATATGAAGATACAAGAGTTGCAGAAGCTACATGCAAAAGATTCTGATGCTTTAGGTATAGCAATAATCAAACTCTTTAAAGCACAAGATGCACCAATAGAAGAAGCTACTGCTTTGTTAACAGACATTACCAAGCAATTGCTTCACACAAAGGATTTACCTCTTGTTCACAGATTCAAACAGGATGGTATAAGCTTTGGATTTATACCTAACTTAGAAGATATTACTGTAGGTGAGTTTATAGATTTGGATGCATTAATGCAGAAAGATAATTTACAATTGGATCAACTCATGTCTGTATTATACAGACCTGTCAAAAAGTCATGGTTTAACACATATTCCATAGAGCCATATACAGGAACTGATAAATACATTGAGACATATCTAAAGACTGATTTCAGAATTATATTAGGTGCTATCTTTTTTTTTGCACTTTTAAAAAGAAGTTTATTGAACCATTTGGACACTTATACACAAGAGAAGAACCTAGAGAAGGAGAAAGTTTAGTAACTTTCACTGAAGAAGATAAGTTTGCTGAAGAGATGGGTTGGTACCCAATGCTGTACACAGCAGCACATGAAGATTATACAAAAATAAACCAGGTAGTTAATTCAAGAGCTGATGAGTTTCTAACCTTTGTAAATTTCTATAAGAGAAAAAGTCAGCTGGACATTAAAAGAATTAATTCTAAATAAACAAAGTTATGCAAGCATTTTATAAAGTAACCCAGAAGATTAAAGACCTGTTGATGGCAGACTTAAGTGTGCACACTGTATTATTTGGTGTGGATAACTATAGAGATTTATATAAGAAAGCTATATATCCTGTAGTGCATATAAATCCTGTAGGTAGCAACTATGATTCTTCTCAGCAAAATGTTATAACTCTTGAGATTTCTGCATTAGACCAAAGAGATTTATCCAACTCTGAGGTAAAAGATAAATGGTTAAGCAATGATAATCAGATAGATACACTTAACACATGTCATGCTATCCTTAACAGGTTAATAGCAGCATTAAGATATACACATAATGATGGTATAGAAATATTATCTGTTACAGAAGCAGTACCTGTACTATTCAGAGAATTAGATTTAGTAGATGGTTGGTTAATAACTATTACACTTGCAGTACCAAATACTATTGATGTTTGTGTAATGCCTGATGGTGGAAGCTTTGCATATACCTTCTCTCCTTTAGGATTTGTAGCAAGTGGTGATTCCTGTAGTGATGTATCTACAGGATTGACGCTATACAGTTTTGATAATCCTCCATTAATAGGAACAGTGTTATATTCAGATGTAAATCTTACTGTTCCTTTCTTAGGTAACAATCTTTGGAGAAAAGCATCAGGTACTAATACTTATCAGATTGATGATAATGGTATAGTTATGAATATCACTACATGTTCTACATTACCTGCTAATCAATTTAACTTCTCACAGGAAGGAAAACCTTCTGGAAATGATGCATGTGGTGACCCTCATCAGATGTCTTTGTTCTCTACAAGCACTGTGTTACAAGTAGGAAGCAAAATGTATACAGATTTTGCACTACAAAATGTATTTGTTGGTAATACTTTCTGGTATAAATCAGAGAATCAAGCATATTTAATAGATATTAATGGTAATATCCTTGAGATATTCACATGTTCTGCTGCATTATTTCAATATAATTTCACAGAACCAGGTACAAATACTGCTTTAGAAAACTGTAATGATGAAGATTTTAGTCTTATTCTATACTCAATATCTCCTTTCATGGTAGATGGTATAACATTATTTACAGATTTTGTGTTATCAACACCTTTTCCAGGTGGTAATTTGTTCTATAAAGCTTCTGCAAATGGAGTAATCTTCCAGATTGATAACAATGGTCTTACTTCAGGAGGTACCACACCATGTCCTCCTGTGTGTTCTTTAGGATATGGATACAGTGTAGGTATATATGATTGTGCTTGTAACTTCATAGGACCAGGTAGCATAACTAATGAGACAGCACTTACTGCAAATAAATGGTACTATGACATAGTGTCAGATAGAAAGATTACAATAACAGGATTCAATGGATGTTCCTCTGGTTTTACCAGAACTATATTAGATAGCTCTAAACAAGACTTATGTGCAAATGTAGTGTGTACTCCTGCATGTACTCAAGGTTTCCAATATAATGTAAATCTTCATGATTGCAATCCTGCTTGTAACAATGTTGGTGGTGGTGGTATGACAAATCAGGAAGCACTTACTGTAGGTATGTGGTATTTTGATCCTGTATTTGGATATAAGATTCATGTTATGGAAGACTTAGGATGTATAGGTACTTGGACCTCAACTGTTCTTGCATCTAGTGGTAAAGCCACATGTGCAGAAGTGGTAGGTTGTCCAATTCCTGTATATGGATATAATTTCACAGTTACAGGACACTTAACTTCAGGAGATGCATGTGCTGATAATGTATATAGTATTACTTTATACTCCAGTGATTATGAACCAGTACTTGATTCAACAATAATGTATACTGATACAGCATTAATTACTCCTTTTACAGGAGGAGGTTTATGGTATCATAATTTTAATTATAACAGAGCATATCATCTTGATGAAGATGGTACTGTATTAGATAGTTTCTCCTGTCCTCCATTACATAATGTATATCAATATACATTACGCTCTTGTACTGATTGTGGTGTAACACTTGAAACAGGACAGATAATTAATGATACACCTTTATCTCCTGGTAAATGGTTCTTTACTACTTTAAGTGGTGGTGGAAGATTACTTATAGAATCTGATTTAGGTCTTACAATTGACCCTGCAAGTCACTTCTTTGTGAATGCAGATGGTGTAAATACATGTGCTGAAGTATCTTGTGGTCTTCCTGAAGCATTTGGTTATTCATATGACATCTATGATTGTAACTGTGTAAATCTTGGAGGTGGTAACTTATATAACAACACTGCACTTACAGTAGGTAAATGGTTTCTTAATCCTATATCAAACTTTAAATTTGTTATCACAGCATTTACAGATATGACTCCTGGTAGTTATAATACTTACTTTGATGCAGATGGTAAAGCTACATGTGAAGAAGTTGCAGGATGTATTTGCACAAGACCTACAGGATTAACCAGAGGTGCTCTTCTTGGAGAGTTTACCACAAATACTTCTAGTGATTGTGGTTTAATAAGTAGTAATATTAGAACTGCACCAAATTTAGCAGCAGTTTGTGATATGTGGGCAACATTTAAAGATTGTGTTTGTGTTCTACCACCAGATAGTTTTTCTAACTATGATATAGAATATTCTTCTATAGCTATAGGACAAAAATTGTATGCTAGTTATGGTTCAACTTCTTGTAGTGCTGTTCCTCTTCCAGGATTTTATTTCTTCTGGGACACAGTCCTTCCTTCATCTGTAACACTTATAAATTACTTCTGTCCAATAACAAGTATAACAATAGTAACTGTTGGAGCTGATGGAATCATCACTGCATTAGATACATGCACATACACTTGTGCTAGACCTATAGGATTAACTCAGGCTAGATTACTTGCAGATTTTAATACAAGTGCTGCTAGTCCATGTGGTGCAGCTTTCCATGATATAAGAAATGCTGTTGATTTTGATGCTGCTTGTGCACTGTGGCAAAACTTTAAGAACTGTGCATGTGCACCATTTAGTCCTCCACAGATTTCTAATTTTCCTGTAGAGTATTCTGTATTTACTCCAGGAGAGAAAGTGTATGTAGGTTATGGACTTACAAACTGTGCTGTTGTACCAGAAGGTAGATATTTCTTCTGGGATAGTACTGTTGGTAGTATTCCTAGTCTTCAAGGTTATTTATGTCCTCTAACACATGTGTCAATAATTAATATAGATGCTAATGGAGAAGTAATATCCTTAGATTTATGCACATTTGTTCCACCTCCTTCAAATTTTGAATACAATTATACAGAGTTTGTATGTGATGATTGTGGTGGAGATTTAGGAACAGATACTTTAGTTAATCTTACAGAACTTACTCCAGGTACTTGGTTCTACGAACCTAATGGTCATTCTAAATTTAGAATAGATAGCTTAGTAGGTATGACTTCTGATAGTCCTAATGTTGATTTTCTACAAGCAAATGGAACTGCTACATGTGCTGCATTAGTGTGTCCTAGATATATATATAATGTTAGTTACTTTGTATGTGGTAATTGTACTACTCCAAATTCAACAAGCACTATAATCAATCCTCAACCACTTACAGTAGGTACATGGCAGTTTGATTTTGACAATACTCTTTTAGTAAGCATAGATAGTTTAATAGGTACAACAAGTGCAGCACCTACATCTAATTATGGTGATGGTGATGCTTATGGTAGTTGTGGTGATGCTGCAACTAATTGTCCAGCAGTACCATTTGAACATATTTTAGTTGAGCAAGGAGTAAGTACATCAGCTGAAGCATGTCCTTTAAGTGGTCCTACAATAGCTTTATATTCAACAAGTGATACTGTAGGGATTAGTACTGTATTATATACAGACAATACTTTAACAACCCCTTTTAATGGTGGTGGTTTTTGGTATAGAGCACTAAATAATGAAGGATTTGTTTGGCAAATTCTTTCTTCTGGTGCTGTAAATGATAATGCTAGTTGTAGTTCTCCTACATTACAGAATGGAAATTTATTAATGTGGCTTACTGGTACTTCTTTTAATGGTATTCATGAAGCAGATGTTATTACTGGTAATGTAGAATTCTTAAGTAATCCTACCATAATAGGAACACCTAAGTCTTTATGTTGGAATAATAATACATTTGTAAATATTAGTTCTGAGGAGTTAAGAATATATGATATTACTCTTAGTCCTATTAGTTTTGATTTTGTTAATAATTATAGTGTTTCTGGAATTGCTAACTTTACTATGGGAAGACAATCAGCATTTTATACAGCAACACACATGATATGTACTAATGTTTTTGATCCAACTAATGTAGGTATAGACCAATTTATTCCATCTGATATTGCAACCTCTCGTTTTAATTTGTATAATTTTCCTACTAATATTATGCCTATTACAAACTTTTTAATGGCAGGAAATAAATTAATATTCTTTGCTAGTAATAATATTACTGGTGAAGCTTATTTATATCAAATTAATACTGATACTTGGACTGAGGAAATTGTATTCAATTATGGAGTATTACCTACAGATTCTCCTATGGCTATTTATTATAATTCTTATGATGGTAGTTATTATATATTTTCAGATGGTTTTCAGGTTTATACTGTAGATATTAATCCTTCATATGGTTTTACTCTTTCACCATTTAATTTTAGTTTTCCAGGAGCAATAACATTTCATATGCTTAATAATCAAATTGGTTTTGGAGGACCAGGATTTAATATCTAATATCATGGCACTAGATTTAAAAGTACAGAGTTTAAGAGAGTTTCTTGTAAGTTATCCTGCAGGACTGAAGAAAGATGCACCTGTAAAAACAGGAAGGTTGAGAGATAGTATTGCTACAAAAGCACCTACTCTCTCAACCATAATGGATATAATAACTGTTGCTGTAGATTATGCAATATATGCAAATGCAAAACACCACTTTGTGGAGAAAAATGATTACCAGATTGCAGAACTTGCAGAAGAATTTGCAGATGATGTGTGGGATTCATTCTATGAAGATAATAAAACACCTAATAAATAATAATCATGAGAAATTCAATAGAAATAGATTTCAAAGTATTACCTACTATAGATTATATAGTGTCATTTAACTATTATATAAATCCAACAGTAAATGCTAGTTTTACTGCAGTATCTGAAACAGCAAAGACTTTAAGATCTTCTGGTTTTCAATTTACCATAGGTGCAACTCCTGCAGATAGTGCTATAAATTATGCAGCTGCTTTAGCAATAGACTTTCCTACTTTTGTAACTGTTGTATCAGGTACTAAGGTTACAGTAACAACACCTAATGGAAGTCCTATATTTGGTCATAAGTTGAGTACTCCTGCAATAAGATATAAAGTAAAAACTGGTAGTAGCTATATAACCAAGTTTGTATTTACATCTAATCCAGGTGAGATGTTCTCAACTCCTTATACTATAACAGTACCTAAGTTGACTTCATATGATTTGTTTGCAAGATTCATAACAACACCTATTGCACCTTATGATATTACATTAGCAGGAACAATGGCTGCAACCATGTTAAACATGGAAACAGAATTACATGCTTACATAGCAAGTGCTGCAACAGTGTTCAATCCTTTCCAATATATAAGCAGTACAGCAGGTGATGTGAGTATAGAGATAGATTACTTACAGAAGGTGCTTTCAAGAATGGTGGTTTCTGGAATTCCTGCAGATGGAACTGATATTACTTTTAATATCATGAAGAACCATGCAGTTTTTGCCACAATTACCAAGAATATGTCTAGCACCCTGAATGATGTAGATAATGTGCTTATAGGTGCCAACATATTACTCACAGCAGAGAATTTTGTTAACAACATGAAAGTGTTTAATCATATTACTGATGTAGAATATACTTTAGTTGGTAGTGATACTATAGGAATAAGAACTACAGGAGGTGTACAGAACTTATGGTCAATTGTTATTACAGCAAATACCACAGGTGTAATAGCTTTAGGTACTGTGACAGATGTGATTGAAGCAGACACTATCCAAGAAATACCTATCCCTAATACCATAATTCTTGATACTGTTGCAATCACTAAAACAAGAGGTAGTGAACTTTATGTTACTTCAGAGCTTACTCCTTTTGTTAAGACAGAATTTAAGATATATCAATGGACTGGAAGCATATTCTCATTACCTGAATTACCTTATATCATTACTCACAAATCTAAGATAACTGATGAACAGGATAACATATATATTAATATAAATCCTTTTATTAAGACAGGATATAAAGCAGATTTGGATAGTTTCCTAACTACTGCTACTACAATAACTTTCACAACTGACCCTGCTGAAAGCAAATGGGTGAAAATAGAAGCAATAAACAGGCTTAATGATGGTGATGATACTGTAGATCCTGTTATTCCAGACACAATAGTAGGAACACATGAGCAATATTACTATGCTCTTGATGGGTATATTGATACATTAGATATTTATGAGAACCAAAACACAGATATATTACTTACAGGAAGAACAAGATTTGTAGACAGAGGCAGTAAACACTGCATATTCTTCAAAGCAAATCATATAGTAAGTGTAAGCTATACAACTTCAGCTGATAGTACACCTGTGATTGTCGCTTCATCTTCAGGAATTCCAGATACTAATGATTCCTATATCAGGGGAGTGAGAGTAAATACTGACTTAGACGTGGAATGGATTAAGTATGCATTTGAATATGATTTAGAATATTATGAAATAACATATTTTTTATATGAAGCATGTCAATCAGAGGGCTTTCAACTTGTCTTTAAGAATAGATATGGAATGCTTGAAGGATTTCCTGTGTCACAAAGAAGAGACAGAAGAATAACCACTACAGGAACAGAATATTTAAGAAGTACTGTTGATGTGAATGGAGTATACACTATAACAGACCACACAAGAAAGCAATACAATGTTTCTGGTAGTGATACAATTATTTTTAACACAGATTGGTTACCTGAGTATATGAATGCACCATTAAAAGAATTAATGTTAACAGAAGAGTTATATATGGTAGATCCATTTGGTGATGCACTACCTGTTGTGAAAGTTGCTGACAATTTGGCATTCAAAACCCAGCAGTATGATAAGCTTATCCAATATACTATTGAGGTAAGAACATCACATGATACTATTTTTAATATACAGTAATTATGACAGATATATATTTAAGATACCCTACAGATGGTACAGAAGTTCTTTCAGTTGGAAGACCTGGATTCAAGAAACTTGATTTATATAAGGATGAGAACATGGAATTTATTTCCAAGGTTGCTGACATATCTAAGTTAGATAAAGTATTCTCAGATTTCTCCAATAGCTTCACTGTTCCTGCTACACCCAATAATGATGAGATATTCAGATTTTATTATACAATTGATGTAGCAGAGGAATACTCCTATAACCCTAATATAAAAGTTGAGTGCTACATAGAGATAGATACAATTCCCTACAGATTTGCAGCAATCCAACTTGAGGGTGTGAAGATTAGAGAAGGAAGAATTGACAGCTACTCTATAGGAATATTTAGTGCCATCACTCAAGTGTCTGACCTCTTTGGAGAAGATTTATTAGGACAGTTAGATAAAGATAAAGCAGGTGTTAAGATGTATGATGGTTTATCAAGATATAATTATTTCAACACAGCATTAAATTATATTAAATCTATAAATGACCAGAGTTTTAATAGTGGTGCCACACTTACTCCTATGATAAATATGTCAGATAAGAAGTGGCAATTACATGGAACACCAGTAAGCACTGATGCTTTTATAAATATACAAACTACTCCTTTTGATTTCACAGCAACAAGACCTGCATTTAGAATTATACATATTATAGAAGCTATTGAGCAGAAATATAAAATCAAATTCTCCAGAGATTTCTTTGGTAGAGCTGAATTCATGAACTTATTCATGTGGTTGAATAAATCAGAAGAGTTCACTCTCACTGAGTTTACACACATGGTTATGATTGAACCATTGGTGTTAGTTTCAGGAGCTGATGATAGAATTGTATTAACTCCTGCAGGAGATATTGCAATAACTTACAGAGATTACAATTATACTTATAGTGAATTCTTAACAGAAAGAGTTATAACACAAAGAGGATATGCTAAGATAACATATACTCTTACACCAGACCTTGATTTTATTGGAAGACCTTATAGTGTAAGGGTGGTTGATGCTGATACTAATCAAGTAATAACTGCACTTAAAAATTTCCCTAAAGGAGGTGTGCAAAAAGTAACTGCTAATTCTTTTGGTCGTAGAATAGATAGTCCTAATAATCTTAGAACCAGAAAATTTAAACTGGAAATAAAATCATCACAGGAAATTCCTTTTGATATAGACATAGATGCTAAAGCAATATTTGAAGAAATAATTGATGGTGTAATGGATCAAAATATTGAAAGCCATAAAACCAGTGTTGACAATCTTATAAATTCTTCCAACAGTATTATTATAGAAGAGAACATTCCTGAAATGACAGTGACTGAGTTCATACAAAACATCATGAAGATGTTTAAACTTGTCATAAGACCACAAGCACTGAACACCAATATTCCTGAGGAAAAGAATGGAAGATTTTTAGTGACAACTCTTAATAGTTATTACTTACATGGTGAAGAGAAAGATTTAACTGAGAACATTGATTTTAAGGAAGTTAATATAAGAAAACCTGAGGTTTTTAAAGAGATAAGTTTCAAATATGAGGATACTGACAATGTGACAGGTAAATTCTTTAAGGATAATAATCCTGATGGTACTGGTTATGGTGATTTGAAGATTCAATTTGATGAGAAAAAGGTAAATTCTAAGAATAAACTTGAGGTACCTATCAGTTGGGAGAACATGTTATTTGAAAGATTGATTACATTAGAAGGTGATGATGAACAACTTACTAATTTTATGATTGGAGAAGCAATTCAAACAGATGATGCTGGGGTTACTTTCACAAAGAATGCTGGTAAAACCATGTTATTCTACAACATAGGAATACAAAGTATTACTAATGCAGTACCTAAAACAGTTTTTCCTGGATATCCAACACCAATTAATCTTGTTTATGTAAGTACTTTTAGTCCTTCTAATGATTCTATTATTGAGCAGGCTACTCAAAGTATTAATTTTGACCCTGCAGTAGATATAACACTGTTTCCTGACCATCAGAGTGTTATATTAGACCCCTGGCTTCTTGAACCTGTACAGAATGGATTGTTCTGGACTAAGTGGAAGAACTGGATAGAAGAAATATATGATTACAGACAAAGAAAGTTTGCATATAAAGCAGTTGGCTTACATCCTAAGACTATAACAAGTTTAGACTTAGCTGATACTATTATTATTAAAGACCAGAAGTATAAGATTGATGATATGAAAGTTAATCTTAATACAGGAGATACAATGTTTAATTTGTTCAGAGCTTTTAAAGCAACTGAAGAAGCTTCAGGATTTATATTTAAAACTGTAGGTTTTGGAACACCTGAAATAGGTGCAGGAACACAAGCTTTTGAACCATTAGAGTTTTCAGATTATATAGAAGATGGTGATAAAGTTATATTATATGGTAATTTCACAACAGTAAATGGAGAAAGTCATAATCATTTAGTAAAATTAGATAAATTTGGTAACATTGATAATACATTTAATGTAGGTACTGGATTAGAAGGTACTTCTGTATTAACAAATAAAATGCTAAGGATTAATGATGATTTATATATTGTAGGATTCTTTGATAGTTATAATGGTGTTCCTGTAAATAATATAGTTAAAGTAAACTATCATACAGGAGAAATTGATATAGATTTTGTAACTAATATAGGTACTGGAGCTGATAATAATATAACATCAATAGTTGACTATACTACTGGAATAGTTATAGGAGGTGGATTTTCTGAATTTAATGGTGTTCCTAAAAGTGCTTTAGCAATGCTTAACTATGATGGTACACTAGTAGATCCAACTAGTTTTACTTCAGGTGTTGATGGTGTTGTTTCAAGTATTATAAAAATAAAACAAGATAGTATAGATTATCTTGTAATAGTAGGATTTTTTACTACATACTTTGATGATATTACTCCTTATCCTGTGAATAATATAGTAATGACTATTGGAGCAGGTGGTTTACATAATGAGTTTGGTACAGGAGTGGATGCTACAGGAGGAATATATTTAGAAAAAGTAACTGAAGACATAGATGATAATAGATTTTGGTTATTTGGTAGTATTATAAATTATAATGGAATACCTATAAATAATATTGCTGTTATTGATGCATTTACTAGTGAACTTATTCCTGTAACAATTCCTTTAGGTGGACCTAATGGACCAATAAATTTTGGTAAAAGAGTATTAGGAGATAAATTATTAATACAAGGAGGAGGAGAAACAGGGTTTACTACATATGATGTAGCAGATGCTTCAGCAGCAGTTATAACTGCAAGAGGTGAGATATTGTATACCTCTCCATTAGGAGCTATATTTGTTTATAATATAGGGAAGCAATTTTATGATATTTTATTAGAAGAAAATCTGGTAACACCTGTTTTTAGTGATGATGTTCCTATATTAAACAGAAGTAATATTCAAGCAACACCTGGACAAATGTATTATGGTGTAGCTATACAACAGAAGATAGATTGGAAAGTTGAAAAAGTTGATAGTGGTTCTGGTGTAGATTGGATAACAATTAGCAATGATTCTGGTGAAGGACTTGAAGAATGTACATTCCTTGTGCATAATAAATCAACACAACCACCACCTGCTGTATTTGCAGGTAGAAGCATGGTATTGAAATTTACTTTTGATGATGGTTCTGTTTCTACAGTGAATGTTACACAGTTAGGATTAATAAATTTAGCACCATGAGAGATTTAATAGAATTATTAGGTATGGTTAAATATGACCAAGCTAATGAAGCAATACAAATTGCAAAAGGTAAATATGAATTACCTTCTGTAAAGATGAAAAGAATGTTTAAAAAACTAATGCATAGAAATCATGGCAGATAACATTATAAAAAGGTTTATACAGATATTTGTTGATTCTGATAAGGCTATATCTAATTTGGATAAAACAGAAGATTCTTTAAATAAAGTTGATACTGCTACAACCAAAGTTACACAGTCTACAAATAAACTAAATGATAGTGCAAAAAATGCACAAGGAGGTCTTACTGGATTAGCAAAAGGATTTACAGGTGTAGGTCTTGCTATGAAAGCATTAGGTATTGGTCTTATTATTAGTGCATTGGGTATACTTAAAGATTTATTCTTATCAAATCAGAAAGTAGTTGATGGTCTTAATGTAGCAATGACAGTATTGAAGATTGCTTTCAATGACTTATTTAAATTTATAGAAACTAGTGCAGGTAAAATAATAGGATATTTCAAGAAGATATTCTCAGACCCTAAACAAGCTCTTATTGATTTTGGTAATGCTATAAAAGCAAACTTAATTGAAAGAATAACATCATTCATAGATACTCTTGGATTCTTATCAGCAGCTATCATCAAAGTATTTAAAGGTGACTTTAAAGGAGCACTTGAAGAAACTAAGAAAGCAGGTAAAGAAGTTTTTGATGTAATGACAGGAGTAAGTAATACTTTTGACAAAACTGTACAAGCTGTAGGAGATACTGTCGATGCTCTTGGTGATTATATAGATGCTGCAGTAGATACTGCAAAAGCTAATGTAGAATTACAGAAGTCTTCTGAGAAAGCTATTTTAATTAATCAAGGACTTATAGAAAAATATGATGCTCTTGCAGAAAAACTAAGACAGATAAGAGATGATGATACTCTTTCTATTGCTGAGAGAATAAAAGCAAATGAAAAACTTGGAGTAACATTAGATAAGCAAGCTGCTTTAATGAATAAGAATGATGAGATTGTATTAAAATCTGCAAGAAATAATCTTGCACTTAATAATACACATGAGAATCAATTAAAACTTATAGAAGCACAAAATAAAAGTGCTGAAACTACTGCAAGAATTGAAGCACTGAGAAGTGAACAAATTGCTAACAGAATAAAACTATTAAGAGAACTTGGTATATTAAATGAAACTTTAGAAGCAAGAGAATCAGCAAGGGAAATAGAAAAAATGAAAGCTGCAGAAGCAGCTGAAAAAGACGAATTTGACAGACTTAATCTTGTTGAAAAAAGACTCATTAGAGAACAACAATTAGCTGATGAAAAATTAGCAAGAGATAAAGAAAGATATAAAGAAGGAACACAAGCAAGAGTTGATGCTGAACAGGAGTATGCTGATAAAAAACAACAGATTGATATAGAAGTAGCAAAAACAGCTCAAGAAAAAATTGAACTTAATGAACAAAGTAGAATTGAGAGTTTGGAGAGAATGATCAATGATGAGGAATCTACTTTTAAAGATAGACTTGATGCACTGGAAATTCAAAATGAAGAAATAGAAAAGGCAACACATTTAAGTGAAGAAGAAAGAACAAATGCTTTAGAAGAAAACACTAAAACAAGACTTCAAATTGAAGAACTTGCAGCACAAGCAAGAGATAAGATGTTATCTCGTATAAGTGCATCACTTAATGAAGCTGCACAAGTATTAGGAGAAAATACTGCTGCTGGTAAAGCTGCTGCAATTGCTGCAACCACTATTGATACATATAGAAGTGCAACTGCTGCATATGCAGGAATGGTAGAATCTATACCAGGTCCTGGTGGGGTTGCTGCAGGTTTTGTAGCTGCTGCAATCTCTGTAGCTGCAGGTCTTGCTAATGTGAAGAAAATCCTTGCTGTGAAAACTAAAGGAGGTGGTGGTGATGCTTCTACAGGTGGAGCAAGCACAGGAACACCTGCACAATTTAATATTATAGGTAGTTCACAAGCTAATGAACTTGGAGGGAAATTTGGTAAGCAAACAGGTGTTATTAAAGCACAAGTTGTATCATCTGAAGTATCTTCTGCACAAGCATTAGATAGAAATAGAGTAGAACAGAGTGTTTTTCTCTCCTTATTACCATTTATTGGTATATTTCTTAGCACTTTTATATAATCTTAATACTAAAAATCATGAAAAATAAACCATTAAAAAAAGGAGAACTTAAAAAAGCTCCTATCAAAAAACAAAAATATACTCCTAAAAAGGGTAAAAAGTAAATTATAAAGCAGGTATCACACCTGCTTTATTTTTCACGTTATATGTTCTCTGTTATCTTATGCATATACAAGAGAAGTTTTATTTTTCCTATGACCTGATAAATAAACTATTAAAGTACGATGGTTTAAATCATGTGCTATTGCAGCATCATTGACACAGTCATAATATATTCCTGTTTCAGTATTTAAAACTATCTTTGCATTTACATTATTTCCTCCTTTAATCTTTTGTCTGTGATGTTCTATATCTTCTTGACTTCTACTTTTTCTATTTGGAAATTTCATACCTTTTCTAACTTTACTTAAGTGTGCTCTTAATTCTAAACTCATAGGAACTCCTTTATTAGGTGCAGGTCTACCTATATTCTTCTGTCTAAGAAGTTCTTTAGTTGCTTCAGAGTGTTTATGTCCTGTATGACCAATATTTCCTGTTAAACCTAATACACCATCACCACCATCAGTTAAATTAACAAGAGAGCCTAATTTTAAATCTTTCCTACCATATTCTTGAATTAAAAACATTTCTAATTCACATATATCTTCCCAAGAATCACACTCATAAATAACTTCTATAGTATACCCTGCTTTATTAACTACATTATGCCAATGTTTATTTCTATTAATTTTAGAATAAGGTCTGCTTTTTATTTTTCCAATACCTATATAAAATATTTCATTGGTATCATTTCTTCTGTGTCTATAAGCTACCATAATTACTAATTTTTAGTGTTATTTTCAGTTAAATATTTTTGTTTTTGTACAGGAGGAAGTTTTATAATCTCTGTAATCTGCTCTGTTCTTTTAGCTAAATCATCTCTCCATATTAAAAGAGGATTTAGGTAATACTGACCTCTTGATTCTCCTTTAACCAATATTTTATTACTAACAAGATTAAGAAGTGCTGTGGTAAATGTTTTTCTTGTGATACCTACACCACTTTTGTTTATTAATCTTGTATTAAACTTGGTAAAGAAATCCTCATTACTCACAAAACATCCATTGTGAGAGTTGATTGCTGCATAAAACATAAGATTAATTTCATGTGTGGATTTGCAGGTAATAATTATGTCAGCTAAACTGTCATACATTTGTGTGTAACTATCATCAACATCAATATAAGATTTCTTTCTAGTGATTTTGATTTCTTCTGTTTCTGTATAAATTCTTCTCATGGTAATATTATTTATTGTTAGTAATATTATTCAAAGATATAGTAAATAAAGTATATAACAAAGAAAAATATTGTTTTTTTTATAAAAAATAATTACTTTTTTATTAGGAATTGTAATTTTTTTTGTTAAGGAGCTTATAGTAGTCCCACTACTATACTATAGTAGCCCCACTACTATAGTGTGGTAGTCCCACTACCATAACTTTTGCATTTTAGAAGAATTTAATATCTGTGAACCCTTGATTTTACTAGGATTATGCTTTAGAAGTACCCCAAAATACCTCATACAATCTCTCTACTCTAGCACAAAAAAAATATAGTGTTTTATATACCCTTATTATCAGGTGATAATACTCTGAAATTCCTTCATGTACACAATAATAAAATACAAATAAATATTAATAAAAATACATCTTCCTATAACCAAAGGGACTCAGATGTGTAAATTTGGTTTTAGGGTGAGATTATTTCTTATATTCCACCAGAAATTCAAGTGATAATCTTGAGGAAATCCTCCATATACTCCCCAGGTAAAGTGCTTTGTGATACTCACTGCTTTAACAAGAGGCTTAGCTTGGGGGTATATGAAGGAATTCCACCAAACAGTGACAAAATGACAGTTATTTTTTTACAAAATAACATATGCGTGTCTTTACCTTATAAGACTTATAATAATGGAAAAATTAGCTGAATATTTAGCAGTGTTTGATGAAGAATATGAAAATATCTTTGCTATCAGTTTAGTGGATAAACCTGCTAATGAGTTTTTCTTTGTGAATTTATCTAAGGAAGAAATACCTCTTGTGCAATTACAGATTGTAGATGAGGAAAAGAGATTAGTAACTGGAGTTGTCCTGGTACCTGAACAAAAGATACTAAGGTATGATGAAAAGACTAAAGAGCATTACTACTTAGTGTTTACTGAAGAAGATATTGCTAAGTTTTCAAGACAATTTATCAAAAGTGGATACCAAATGAACTCAACTGAGAACCATGATTATGGAAAGCAAATTGAGAATTTGACTTTTGTTGAGACCTGGTTAGTTGGAGACCCTTCAAATGATAAAGCAAGTGCTCTTGGTTTTGATGTACCAAAAGGTACCTGGATGGTTTCAGGATATGTAGAGGATGATACTGTCCTTTCAAAAATTAAAAACAATGAACTTAATGGATTCTCCATTGATGGAATATTAAAAAAAGTAAAAAGAACCTCTAAAAACACTAATATGAGTTTACTAGAAAAGTTGTTTGCTCTTGTACAAGAAGAACAAAAAATAACAACAAAATTAGCACAAGAGATTACAACAGAAAACTATGGAGTTTTAGTGGTTGATAGTCTTACAGAAGGAACTATTGTATATGATATGAGTGGAGTTCCACAGTTAAACATAGAGTTTGAATTTGAAGGTAACAAGTATCAAACAGATGATACAGGAGCAATTAGTGCAATTATTCCTCTTGTTGCTCTTGAAGAATTACCAATTGACCCTCCTCCTATAGAAGCCCTTGCAGAAGTAGTAATGGAAAATGGTGATGTATTTACCTCTGAAAGCTTCTCAGTAGGTGATGAATTATATCTCAATGGTGAGTTATATGTATCACAAACTACAGATATTGAAGGAAGAAGAATTACCACAGATGAAAATGGTGTAATTATAAGTAATGAAGAGATTGTACAAGAAGTTGAAGAACTAAAAGTACAGCTCTCCCTTATAACCCAATTGAAACAGGATGAGATAGAAGCTTTGAAAGCAGAAAATTTATCACATGTTGATAAGATTACTGAATTGGAAGCACAGATTACAACATTATCTGCTGCACCTGCAACAGGTAAATTGAAAGCTATCAATCCTGATGCTAAAGCACAAAAAGAAAACAAATTTGATGTATTCAACAGAATAGCATCTCAACATAAAAAATAATATTAATATTAAAAACTTATTGACATGGCAAATGTTATCAACACTAACTTAGCGTTAGCAGAAGCATCTGAAATTCTTGTACAAGCTTACAAGAAAGTAGATACTATCAACAAAAGAATGATTACAGTGCTACCTAATGTAGTTGGTACTGCTGTCCTTCCAAGAGTAAGTTATAATGCTGCACAAACAGCTTATACTTGTGGTTTTACACCTGTGGGTGGTTTAACCTATAATGAAAAAACAATTACACCTAAAAAATTCAAGATTGATGAAGAAATCTGTAAAGATGAATTTGCTTCTACAGTACAAGCTTATAAAGCAGGTATTTATGAATCAGATGGTCCTATTCCAGATGATATCCTTTCTGCAATTTTAGATGCTATGACATCTGCATTAGGTGAAGTATTATCTATGCAAATTTGGCAAGGTGCCAATGGTGCAAATGATTTAAATGGATTACTTCCTCAATTCTTAGCTGATGCTACAGTAATTGATATAGATTTTCCTGCTCCTGTAACCAAAGCAACTGTTGTTGCAGATTTAGAGTTGGTTTACAACGCTATTCCTGCTGCACTTTACTTAGATCCTGATGTAGTAATGGCTGTATCATATGATGTAGCAAAAGCATACACTGAAGCACAAGCTGCAATGGGTATGAACACTACAGTAGGATTGAAAGAAATGAATTTTGCTGGTGTAAGAATGGAAGCTCTTGGAGGTTTACCTGCAGGAACTGTATTAGCATACAGAGTTAAAAACTTAGTTTTTGCTACTGGTTTGGATAATGAGTGGAACCAAGTAAGAGTGTCTGATGATGATGACAGACTTGATGGTAACATCAGAACCAAAATTGCTTATACTGCACAAGTTGCATATAGCTTTGGAAATGAAATTGTTTGGGGTAGAGAAATCTTACCATAATTCTGAACAAATTATAGAACCTAGGGGAAGGGTTAAAATTCCTTCCCCTTTTTTTTAATAACATTTTAAAAATATAAAATTATGCCTTGTAAAATCACAAAATCCAAAACCCAAATTGCCTGTAAGGATGTGGTTTCTGGAATTAGAAATATATACCTGATTAACTATGATGATGCATATCCTACTGCAGCTTCAGAACCTTTTATTACTACACCTAATACGCAGATTATTGCTTCATTAGATGCAGGGATATTTGTACCTAATGTACCAGGTGTTCCACCTGCTCTTTCAACAGGTAAAGTATTCCAATATGCAGTAAAAAATACTGGAGATAGTTTTCAACAAACTATTGCAAGTAGTAGAGATACTGGTACCACATCATTTACTCAAGTTCTTACATTCATTCTTACCAGATTATCTGCTGAGATGGAGTATGAGTTGAAAGTAATGGCATGGGGAAGACCAATCTTAATTGCAGAGTTAAACACAGGTCAATTCATCATGATAGGTAAGAATAATGGTGCTGAAATCACTGGTACATCTGGTGTAGGTGGTGCTATTGATAGTTTGAATGGTTATACCATGACAGCTACAGGTACTGAAAGAAGTCCAATCTTCTACTTATCAGAAGAAGCAAGAGATACTCTATTAGCAGCTATCAACACAGATTTAATTGTGGAAGTAGCTACTCCTGAAGATTAATCCCAAATATACCCTAAACTAGTCCTCTAATTTTCATTAGGGGACTTTTTATTATGTACAAAAGCATTTTAAGATGTCTTTACATAAATGAGTAATCATGAAAATTATAAATCCATCTGTGGGACAAGCAATAACAGCAGACACTACATTAATAACAGCTGATAATACTATGATAACCTGTGATACAACCTTTCTCTCAGGAGAAATAATCTTAAAAGTAATTCCAAGAGAACAAGTAATCAATATTTATGTATTGTTGTATAATGAATTGACCTTTGAGTCACTTACATTTACTGCAGTTGCTACTAATGATAGAGGTTATATGACATTCTCTGTGCCTGTTTCAGGCATTAAGGAAGGAGATAGTTTTGAATTAACTATCACAAAAGATAGTTTTGAAGGTGAATTATTATACAGAGATAAAGCATATGCTACTTCTGTACAAGATTTAGAGAACTACAAGCTTAATTATCCAGATAGTAATGGTGTAATCATTGTAAAATAATAAGTTATGAAATCAAATATAAATAAACAGCTTCCTGTTGGAAAAGGTAGACAATCTGTGCATGTGGTAAATCTTAATAATTATGTTGCTCCAAAAGCAAATGTATTATTGCAACAATCTACAATATATGTTACTAATGGTCAGGATAATTCTTTCTTCCAATATGTTGAGGACAGGTATATTGGCTCACCTACTAACCAAGCAGTGATTGATGGTGTATCAAATTACATTTATGGTGATGGTTTAGTATCTACAGGAGTAGATATTAATGCATTACTATCTAAAACAGATGCAAGAATGCTTGTGAAAGATTTTAAGAAACAAGGTGCTTATGCTTTACAAGTAGTATACAGTAATGATAGAAAAACTATTGCAAAAATGTATTTTATTCCTGTTAAACAGATTGCTATTGTAAAACAAGCAGATTTATCTGAAGACCCTGAAGCATATTGGTATTGTTATGACTGGACTCTTAAAACTAAGTTCAGACCTGTAAAAATACCTGCATTTGGTAAAGGTAATACTGACCCTGAAGCAGGTGATATAGATTATACAGAATTATTATATGTTAAAGCACCTAGTGACCAACCTTTGTTTGCTCTACCTGACTATGTGTCAGGACTACAGGCTGCAGAAACTGAAGAAGAAATGTCAAATTTTTGCATCAGTTATATTAAGAATAATTTCTCTGCTGTTAAGATTGTAAATATCAATCAGGGATTACCTGAGAATGATGCAGCACAGGAAGAAGCTGAAAGAGCTATTCTTGCTAAAGTTAGAGGAAGCTCTAATGCAGGTAATATTATTGTGAGCTTTAATAACAATAAAGAGAATGCTACCACTGTAGAAACTGTAGAAATCACTAATGCATATGAGCAGTTTGACTGGTTGAGTATTAACTGTAGAGATAAACTCTTAATGTCACATAAAATCAATGACCCTGGATTATTTGGTATACCTACTGCATCTGGTTTTTCAAGCACTGCAGACCAAATGGCAATATCACTTAAAATTCTTTATAGAAATCAGATAAATCCTTTAAGAGAGATAATTTTAGATGGATTAGAGAGAGTAATAAAAATTAATAATCCTTCAGCAACTATAGATTTCAAAGATTTCTCAGAAGAAAAATTAGATAATACTGTTAATACTACTACTGGAGTATCAGTTTCTGCAGAAGAAATTAATAATACACAAACACTTAAAAGAGCATAATAATGGAAACAATAATCCTACTTAAAAATAATGACTTGGTAAAAAATACCATTGTATCAGGGAATATTGATGTTGACAAGTTAATACCTGCTTGTATTGCATACCAAAACACTTACTTAAAACCTATTTTAGGTAAAGCATTATATTTAAAATTATGTACTGACTTTAAAGCTGGAACTCTTGCAGGTGTTTATTTAGAATTATATGATGACTTTGTACAACCAATGGTCATTTATGGTGGTACAGCATTATTTCTTGAATCTGCTGCATATATGGTAGCTAACTCAGGTATTACAAAGCTTAACACAGATAGTGCACAAGCAGTAACTAAAGATGAAGTAGATTACTTAGTGAATGCTTCACAGAAGTTACATAATGTATATGAAAGAGATTTAATGAAATGGATTTCTACACAAACTATTCCTGAATATGCTCCTACATCTTGTGGTAGTGGTAATAGAATAAATGTTGGTGGTTGGTCACTTAAGAAAAGAGGTGGTTGTTAATATTAATAATTAAAGTACAAAATCATGGCAATACAATATGTGAATGTTGGTGCAGCACCAAATGACCACACAGGAGACCCTTTAAGAGATGCTTTTATAAAGATAAACTCAAACTTTGCAGAATTAGATGGGTCACTATCTGGTATGCAAATATCAATAACTAATATTGAAGGTGATATTGTTACTATTCAATCTGATATAACCACAATTGAAGGTAATATTACTACTATAGAGGGTGATATTACAACTATACAAGGTGATATAACCACCATACAAAGTGATATAGATAATCTTCAATTAGATAGTCTTACTGATGTAGAAATTATAAGTCCATTGAATGAAGATGTTCTCACTTTCGAGTCATCTACAGGACTTTGGAAAAACATGGCTCCTACAGGAGGCTCTGTAGCTCCTGGTGTACTTAAAACATTAGATGGACTTCCATTAGATGCAACATTAAAAATTATCTCTGATAATACCAATGTGCAATCACCTTTAATATTAAGTACTACTTCTGTAACTAATTTTGGTGCAGGTGTAGGTATTGATAATACTGCTTTTGGATCAGATGTTTTAACATTAAATACTAATGGTACTGAGAATGCTGCTTTTGGTTATCGTGCTTTATTTTCAAATATAGGACAAAATTTTGTTCCAGGTATTGGACAAGAAGGTTCTCATAATACTGCTTTTGGTTATAAAGCATTAGAGTTAAATACTATAGGGCAACAAAATACTGCAGTAGGTAATGGAGCTATGCAAAAAAATACTTCAGCAAAATATAATACTGCTGTAGGTATAGCTGCTTTATTAAATAATCAATTTGGTGAACAGAATGTTGCAATTGGTGCATTTGCATTATATCAAAATGTTGGTGTTAATGGCTCTAATGTTCAAGGACATAGAAGTGTTGCTATAGGTAGCAGTGCTATGCAAAATAATACTACAGGTAATGGTATTGCAGTAGGTAATCATGCATTACTTAATCAAACTACAGGTGCTTGGAATATTTGTATGGGTTCTCAAGCAGGTAGTGGTATATCTACAGGTAGTAATAATGTTGTTATTGCAGGAACAGGATTTGTTGGTGCTGGTGGTGGTATTACTACAGGTAGTAATAATTTAATAATAGGTCCTAATAATGGTAATACAACAGGATTAACCACTGGTAGTGGTAATGTTATTATTGGTAAAGTAACAGGACTTGCAGCAGCATTAGCAAATTCACTTATATTATCTAATGGTATTGGTAATATAAGATTATCTTTTGATAGTGCAGGACAAGCAACATGGACTATTGCACCTACAACAGGATTAGGTACTACTGCTGAAAGAATGTTAGTACGTGATACTGCTACAGGATTAATTAAACAAATTGCTATTCCTTCAGGTGGAGGTACAGCAAATTTAGGTTATACACCTGCACCTACACAAGGTACTATTACTAATAGTGCAGGTACACCTGCTATAATTCCTCTTGCAGATAATATCAATGCAGGATTACTATCTCCTACAGACCTTGCTAAAATAAACACAGCAATTCAAACAATAGTACCAGGTACTAACATAGCTGTAAATAATGCAGACCCTATAAACCCAATAGTTTCAGGAATACCTGCTACATCAGCAGGGGTATTTGATAGAGTGTATCTAACAGGACAAGTGGCAAGTGTTGCAACTCCTGTAGGTCCTAACTATGATAGTATTAGAAATGGTAAAGGAAGTGTTGCTCTGGTAGGATTAATTGCAGCAGGATTAAATGCAAGTACTAAAGTATATATACCAAATGACATTGTGGGTCCTGCTTATCCTGTTGCAGCAACATTACCACTTGGTAATTACACAGGATTTCTTTCAGTACAAGCCTCTTCTGCTATAGGTTTAAAAAGATTTACAATAGAAGTATTCTTGTGTGATAATGCAGGAGATATCATTTCTTCTTCAGGACCTGTAAGTGGTTCTACTGATCCTTTTTATGCAGGAAAAAATACTATTACAATACTAGATAGTGGTGATATAAATTTAGCAAATGATGATGTTACACAAATTGGATTATCAGGTTATTTAGCCAATTCTATACCTGTTGCTATTGGTCAGAGATTTAGATTTCATATTTCTGTTGCGAGAGGAGCTGATGGAGGAGGTCTTCAAACAATGACTGTTAATATAGGTAATAATGCTAATTCTTATGTAGAAGCACCTGTTCCTATTACCACATCAACAGTAATTAATGTATCAAATGTTCCAGGTGCTACAGCTACAGATGCTTTAAATGCATTAACTCAATGGAGAGGTAATTGGGTAGCAGGTACATATCAAAAAAATCAACAAGTGCTAGACAATTCTTTCTTAGCAATTGCTAATAAAGTAACAACTGACAGACCTGCACCACAACCAATTGGAACACCAGGTTATATTTATGGAGCACCTACTATTCCAACTACAAGTGTATCAGCTAAACAAGTTATATTTGGTAATAGATATAATTTTCAAAAAGATGTAATAGTAGAAGGTTGGAGAGTTAATGTTGTTGCAGGTAATTCTTATGGTATATATTTAGTTCAAGAGCCAACAGGTGCAGCTATTATAACACAAGTTATTAACTATACATCTCAAAGAAGTGGTTGGGTTCCACTGAGTGTACCTAAAACTATTATTAAATCTGGAAGTACTTATGATTTAGTTGTAACAGTATCAGAACCAGAAGCTACATCTAATATTTTTACAGCTAATTATGACTATAAGAAACCTACAAATTTTAGTGTAGTAAATCCTGGTGACTTTGTACAGGCTAACACTTCAATTAATACTTTACGCATTAGTAAAACTGATGCTAATGCAATTGATAGAACTGCTCAATTAGCAGCATTAGGTATTGGAGATATAATTATAGGAGATGCTACAAGATGGGCAATTCAAAGTACAACAGATAGTGGTACATATTTTACATTTGTTGTTAGTCCACCAACACAAATAACAGGTAATGGTTTAAAAACATTTACTTTTGAAGCAACAGCAGCAACACCAATTACATATCCAGTAGCAGCTAATTATTGGTTTACAAATCCTCCTGTAGGTATTACAGTACAAGGATTACTTGCAATTGATGCCACTTACATTAGTATTGTTCCTAATACATCAGCTTATGGTGCTGATCTTATTATACAAGAAGTTATACCTTCTCTTGATTGGGATATACAAGCATTTAGTGAAACAAGTGCTAGTAATGATGGGGGAAGTGTTGGAAAAAGAACAGAGACTATTCCTGCAGCTGCTACATCATATACTCTTAACTGTGATAGTTTTGATGTGGCTCAAACAGATGCTGCTGGTTTTTCTGCAGCAACTATCACTTTCAATACACCTACAGGAACTCCTACAGCTAATCAATTTATAATGTATCATATAAAAGATAATGGTGTATTAACAACATTAAATTTCACAACATCTACTGCTTTTATAGGTACAGCTGATTTTGGTTTACCTACTACAACTATATTAGGTAAATGGATGAAGATTTTATTCATATGGAATAGTGTACTTACAAAATGGGAATGTGTATCAATCGTAAATAGTTTATAATCATGGCACTTAAGGATAATTGGAGAGGATTTTGGAGCAGTGATAATGGTAGGAATGATGATTCAAGTAATTATAATATGTTTCTTGTTCCTCCTGGAAGCAATGCAGTACCACCAGATATTGGTACACCTGGGGGTAAACCAGGTGCATATAGAGGATATGATTCTGCCTTTTTCCAAGCTGATTTAGTTAGTAATAGTTACGCTAATACATCATTTACTCTTGGTGGAGGTGTTGATTTACCATTTGGATGGTGTTGTTTTGTTCAGTTCTTTAGTGTTGGAGTACTTCAAACTATATTTTCTAAAAGAATATCAGGAGGAACTCAATCTGCTGAATGGGAAGTACAAGTGACAGGTACAGGACTATTACGATTTACATTATTTGGAAATGCTGCAGGAAGTATAAGTATAAGACTTACATCAACTACTGCATTAACTACAGGAGTATGGTATTTTATTTCAGGAGATTATGATGGTAGTAAGACAACAGGAGGAATGAGATTATTTATAAATGCTATTCAAGTAGCAACTACACCTTTAACTACAGGTTCATATACAGGTATGGTTGGTTCAATAGCTCCATTAAGAATAGGAGCTGCCTTTTCAACACTTTATATAGATTTCCTTGATGCAGCTTTAGATTTGATAGGAGTAAGAGCTAGTCAATTTACTATTGCTGAACTCCAAGAATTATATAATGGAGGTGCTGGATTCAATCCTATTACACCTGCACTATCTGAGAACTGGTTAGTATATTGGGGTTCAGATACCCTAAGTAATGAATTTACAGGAGATGCTCCTGGACAGGTACAAGGAGTACTTAATGATGGTGGAACTAGTACTCCAGCATTAGTTTCATCAGGAGGAAAACCTGATAGGTATCATACTATGGATGGTACAAATACTTATAATACACGTTTTGGTTCAGGGTTATTTGCTATGAGCTTTACTGATGGTGCTGGAAATGACCAAGCTTTTACTGCAACTTGTTGGGTTAAGTTAAATACTATTGCAGTAGGAGCATCACTTCTATCAAAAAGAGATTCCACTTTTGGTTTTTCTGAACATGCATGGTCACTTACTTATTCTGCTGCATTAGGAGGAATTGTATTTCAAATGATTGGTGATACAGCAGCTACGATATTCATAAGAGGATTAGCTCCTATTGTTCCAGTGATAGGACAATGGTATCATATAGTAGCAACTTATGATGGAGGTAAAGCAGTTCAAGGAATAAAAATATATATAAATGGTGTTGAACAAGTTATAACTGGTCTTATACAAGGTACTTATAATGGAATGCTCCTGACTAATACTATTCCTGTATATGTTGGTTTGTTTAAAGGATTACCTTCTACAAATACATTAAATGGAGGAATAGATGGTGTTGGTGTTAGAAAAGGTGTTACTACTCAAGCAGAAGTAACACAGTTATATAATGGAGGCTTAGGTTTAACCAGAGACCAGATATTTGGAACAATAAAAGAGAACTGGGTAGCGTGGTATAACTTTGATAACCTAACAGCTAATGACAGTACAGCAAGTGGAATTAATTTAAATGTATTAGCAGGAACTCCTTTAGTTGGAGCTGCAGGAAAGATAGGTCAAGCTGCAACAATTTCACCTACAGCTTATATTGGAAGAACAGCACCTTTT